TAATGTTATGAATCTTTTACCAGAAAAAGATAAAACAAAAGTATCTTACGCATCTGCACAAATTAATTATAAAGCGAGTCCAGGTCGTATGATATTCTTTCCATCATATTTGCCTCATCAATATGTTGTCGATATGGGTTATGAACCATTTAGATTTATACACTGGAATTGTCAGGCTATACCAAAAGGAGTTTTAAATGTCGTTTAAAAAAAATAAATATACAGTATTAAAAGGAGCTATCTCAAAAGAGCTAGCTGACTTTGTTTATAAATATTTTAAAAACAAAAGAAACGTTTCAAGATTTTTATTTGATCAAAGATATATATCACCATTTACAGAATATTGGGGTGTGTGGAATGATAGTCAAGTTGTAAATACTTATTCTCATTATGCAGATTTAGCCATGGAAACTTTGTTACAAGAAGTAAAACCTGTAATGGAAAAACACACAGGATTAAAGTTAAGTGAAACTTATTCTTATGCAAGACTATATAAACAAGGTGATGTTTTATCTAGACATAAAGATAGATACTCATGTGAAATATCTACAACATTAAACTTAGGAGGTGACCCATGGCCAATTTATCTTGATCCAACAGGTAGAAAAGGTCAAGCAGGTGTTAAAGTAGATTTAAAACCAGGTGATATGTTAATCTATTCTGGATGTGATCTAGAACATTGGAGAGAAGAGTTTAAAGGTAAAGATTGTGCACAAGTATTTTTACACTATAATAAAGCTAATTCAAAAGCTGCTAAAGAAAATGCTTTAGATAAAAGACCTATGATAGGTGCACCAGCTTGGTTTAAAGGTATGAAGTTGACTAATTCTAAAAAATAGTCTATAAAATAGACTGGTACGGGAGTTCCACCACACCACAACTCCCGTGCTTTTACTCTGTTCATTAAGTAATAAATTTGGTATACATGGATTTATTATGTTACAAAAGATAGGTTTTCAGCCAGGTTTTAATAAACAAATTACAGAAACCACAGCCGAAGGACAATGGGTTGATGGTGATAATGTAAGATTTAGATATGGTACACCTGAAAAAATAGGTGGTTGGTCGCAGTTAGGCGAAGATAAACTGACTGGAGCTGCAAGAGCCTTACATCATTTGGTTAATAAATCAGGTAACAAATTTGCAATCATAGGCACAAACAGAATTTTATATGCTTACACAGGTGGTGTATTCTATGACATACATCCTATTAAAAGCACAACTACATTAACAAATGCATTTACTACAACAAATGGTTCTACATCAGTCACTATAACATTTAGTGGAGATCATAATATTTCTGCTAATGATATAATATTATTAGATAATTTTTCTACAATCACAAATTCTAATTTTACAGCGTCTGACTTTAACGATAAAAAATTTATGGTCACATCTGTACCATCATCTACAACTTTAACAATTACAATGACATCAGCAGAAACTGGTTCAGGTGCAACAACATCAGGTGGTATTAGAGTGCAACATTATTATCCGGTTGGTCCTGCAGAACAATTACCTGGTTTTGGTTGGGGATTAGGTCAATATGGAGGAACAGTAACTGGTGAGGCAACAACAACTTTAAATGGTGCTTTATTAAATGACACAGCAGGAACAGGTGGATCAGGAACTTCAATTACAATAACTGATGGATCTTTGTTTCCAAGCACAGGTACAAACTTTATACAAGTTGGTAATGAAGAAATTTCCTATACAGGTAGAAGTGGAAACACGTTAACAGGAATTACAAGAGCAGTTAGAAACTCAACTAGATCAGCACACTCTGATGGTGCAACAGTCACAAATAGTTCTGATTATGTTGCATGGGGTGAGGCAGCATCAGGTGACTTAGTTATTGATCCAGGTTTATGGAGCATTGATAATTTTGGAGATAAAGTTATTGCATTGATACACAACGCAGAAGTTTTTGAGTGGGACTCAAATGCAACAGGAGCTACAAATACAAGAGCAACTATTATATCAGGCGCACCAACTGCATCAAGAGATATGCTGGTGTCTACACCGGATCGTCACTTAGTTTTCTTTGGAACAGAAACAACTATTGGTGATACATCTACACAAGATGATATGTTTATCAGAT